CCCGAATCTCAGAGACTACGTCAGCATCCGCTCTCACCAGAGCCCTGGAAAGGGCGCTGGTAAGCTTCTCGACGGCGACCAAACCACTCGATCTCGAAAGAGGTCGAATGCTTGGCGCGCTCGGAAGCTTAAAGACAGCGGATGCCCTCTTCCGCGCCGGTCTTCCCCTATCCGGCTTCATCTCGACGCCACCCTCAGAGAGAAGGTAATCCTCACGGACCAACCTCGCTCTGTGAGCAACAAGGAGATGAAGCGGTACCAGTTCGCCAGAGTCGTCAGCACAAGGCTGAAGAAACCTGTCCTCCAGGACACGTTTCTGCACTCGGTAAAAGAGTGCCTCTTCCGTCGGGACTGGTACCAAGGATTTGGGGAAGAGGCCCTCCTCTCGGAACACGCGCTTGCTGCTGAGATCGGAGGCGAGTCGGATGCCGCCAAGGATGGAACAGGCCTTGGCGAGCCTCCGACGAACCCCGACCGAAACAGCGAGCCCTCTGCCCGTGAAGCCGAGACCCCCGACGGACACCGGAAGGTGAAGCCGAGGGTCTTTGACCAACCACGGGTAGAGAGTCTTCACGACCCTCTCCGCCCTTCGAAGGTACTTGTTCCCAAGGGAACAAGCAACCTGCGAGGGGGCCTCCTGTCCAGGAGGTGGGCACGGAGGGGGTCTGAAGACTCGTGCTCTTCGTTGTCCATCCCTCGAGACAAAGAACCCGAGCACCTCGCACATGGTGAAACATGCGCGAGAAGCAAAAGTCTTCGTTTCGTTCAGCGACGCTCCGCAGCACGCGACTGCAGTTGCGTACTCGGAGGCGGCGGCAGGGTCGGCGGAAACACCGACCGCGTCGTCACCGCACGTCGCCGAATGGGTGAAGGCCTGGGCTGCCCAGGCGTTCATCCAAGAGAGGACAACGAAGCTGAGAGGAGTGCCCATCGGACAGCCCCGTTTTGCGATCCACTCACAGGCGGGCTTCTTGCAGGTCCAACGGGTGTTGCAGGCAACACCCATGGACCACAAGGCGTTGGTCAGATCGGAAGACCTGATCAGCGAGGCTTCGCCAAGAGCGGAAAGCACACAGTCGACGACTTGGAGCGAGAGACCATCGGTGGCCTTGGACAAGTCCAGGGAACTGAAGACCTCACGTTCCGTGGCACGTGCGAGCCGTGGAGGGCACTCGGGCGGGTCCTCAACCAGCCAGTGCTCCCTAGGGAGCAGGTTGGCGGAGGACCTCGCCCAAGTACCCTCCACGAAAGTCAAGGCCTCGGGAACCCCGACAACCCGGGTCCGAAGACCGGGTTGAGTGATGGCGACCGCCTTCGTAAGAGGGCGGGGGTCACCACTAGCCAGG